CCTCTGAATGTTCTGAGAGATTTTTTTATCGTTTTGGAATGTATATGCACCACCATATATGAAATTTTTAAGACTCCTTCTTGTTATTATGATAATATTTTACTTGGAGGTGAAATTATGAAAGTAACAGGAGATGGATTATTAGGGTTGCTAGGATCCATCGTTGGAGTAATTGGTGCATACATCGTGGCTGTTTGGCAAAATAAAAGTGAGGCTAGAAATAAAATGATACTGGAACTGAATACAATCGAAGAAAGAGCTAATACAGTATTAAATTATACCTATGCAACCAACGAAAATTTAAACGTTGAATTATTTCCAATGCAAATAGAATTGACGCATCCTATGTTTGATTCTGTGGAGAAGATGAAGCGTATTTATCCTTTATTGAATCAAAAGATTTTACGCCTGATTGAGAGGCTCAATGTTCAAGTTCAGCAGTTTGAAATGACTTTAAACGGAGTGGTATTAGACCATCACAATAATCTTTTACCTCCTTCATATCACAACGATGATCCAAAATCTTATGTGTTAGTTCAAAGTTATATTTTTGGTAATCAACAAAAAGTAGTAGATGAATATAATGAACTAATAAAGAGGGTAAAACAAATAAAAAGATCCATTAACATTCCACTATACTTATTTTTTATTAGCAAATTTTCTTGGTACAAAGAGCCTCCTACTTTACATCTTTAAAAAAAAAGCCCATTTTTCAGATTATATGGGCTTTTTTATATTTAAATACAATCCTAGTTTTTATAATGTTAAATAAATATCAGAAATCCGCACATCGTTCACTGAGCCTTCACCGTTTGACTGATTACATCGGCGCAAAATAATATCAATCTTCTTCCCTTTCATCCAACTAGAATCAAAAGTAACATCAAAACCTAGCGCATCGCCACCTTGATATCCGTATGCCTTTTTGACGTCTGGACGAGCAATCCCTTGAGATTGGATACGTGTTAATTCTTTAGGTGTCCCGTGTTCCATTACCAGTACGTAAGCATAAGTTCCAATTGCACCTTGTGGTTTATCAGGAACCAACCAACCAGCTACACGAACTGTTTTATCTGTTACCTCTTTGAAAATATCTAGCTTGCCATAAGCATTTCCCTGATGCGTTGGCGTACTTGCTGATACTTTATCATCATGATTCTGATCTTCTGTACTGCCATCAGGTTTCAATGCGGGATTATCATAGTATTTCTTGATTTGTGAAATAAAGTAATCTTGCATTTGAACAGTGATTGCTGCAGGAACTGCTAACGTAGAATCATAGCCACAATGTTCCATCAGTGAACGCTTAGGACATTCAGTTGCTGAAAATTGATGATGGCATTTGACTGTGTTTCGGTTAACTGGCAATCCGTAAAAACGAAGATCCTCCGCTGCTTGCCAGAAAGCATTTTGTTCCGCTTGTAGGAAAACTGCTTTTGGTGTTTCCCGATTTCCACGCACTTCATATCCGATATAGCTATTATTACCATCAGAGTTAGCGACATGCCAAGCACGATTGTAAGTATCTTCTGTCCGAATAATCGTGTTTTCATCACAGTAATAATGAGCAAATCCTGCTTCTAACTGTTTATCGGTCATTCCTGCCAACCGATTCATTTCTTGTTCTGCAGTCGTGTTTGTCCAAGTATTATGGATGACTACACCCTTCACATCTCCTACACGTCTACCTGCTACACCACGACATACTGAATTATTGATAATATTGACCATTATTGTTTTCCTCCTAAAGTATTATTTTTGTCTTTTCCTTGTTCTTCAGATGAATCTTTTAATTTGCTGAATCGATCTTTCACAAAATCTGGAATCGGGATTCCTAGCTGACCTAAATTCTCGATCACCGAGATTCCATAAACAGCAATGTATGAAAGCACAAAAGCTGTTGCGACTCCTTCAAAGTTCATGATTTTAAGATAGGGATACGCAATCAGCACAAGCGCCACGACCAGCAAATGCTTTACTACCCCCATTAGTCCCTTAGTACTATTTGTTTCTTTTCCAGCAAGTCCTTTACAAACTCCTGTAATGATATCTGCAATGACAATCCAAACAAAAATTTGAATATAAACATTGCTTACTAGATTTTTAAACTCTGATAACAAAACTAAATTATCAATGATCACCATGTTTCCACCCTTCACTTTCTATTTTTGGCCATACAAAAAGCGCACTCGTTTGAGTACGCCTCTATTCTTCGCTATTAATAATCTCATCCGCTTCTTCTTCCGTAATACATAATGGAACAAATTCACGAACCTGTCCTTCTGTAAAACAGCCCCAGTCAAACATCATTTTCACATCGCTAAAACTAAACATACTACTCACCTCCTTCTGATTCTGGATTTAATTGCGCTTTAATTTCTGCAATATCCTTGCTGTTTTGAAGCGAAGCAAGCATTGTCTTTGAATTGATTTGTGCTAAACTATCAGCTTTTTCTTTCAATGCAGTATTTTCCTGTTTAATTGCTACATCGTTTAGCATGAGTTTGGCATTTAGCTGTTTTAGGTTGTCGTTTTCATGTTCCAGAGCCTCATACATCGCTTTGAGATTGTTTAAATCGTTGTGATCTAGTGCGTTCGCTAACACAATCCATTGGTTCAGTTTAGGATCAAACATCTGATCAGCGATTGTTAACGGTTCGCCATCAGCACGTACCCCTTCAAGTGGTGGCTGATCTGTGTAAGGAACGGATACAAGCATGTCGTCCAATACTTTTCCTGCATACTCTCCGCCAGTACGTCCGTATTTCCAAATGTTTTTCATTCGTTTCACTCCTAGTCTATATAGTATTGAATTGGCGCTAAAAACAAGTTGACTGTTCCCCTAAATGAAGGTAGACCGCAAACGCCGTTCGGTCGGATATAAGCCATCCCGCCATTGTCTAAAGTATTGCTACTTTGTGGTGGTAACAAGAATTGATACTCATAATTATCAGTTGGATTACTTGGTCTAAATCCTTCTGGAATCGTACAAAAATCTTGTGTACTTAGCGTGCTACCTTTTAATGATCCACGGAACATTACTAGTTTTCCAATTCTCCTGATTTGTCCCTGTTTGTTCCAGGAGTGGCCGTTGATCGCTGTTAGATTTACCCATCCAGTATCTTCTGGAACTGTAGCAACTTCTTTACCTGCAATCTGTAACCCATCCTCAAAGTTTTTTAAACCTTCAACTGACTGTGGTTCGGTCAAACTAACCGTATTATTCAAGCTTTTTTCAGTATATTCAGGTGTGATATCCCAACTGTAATCATTCGGATTGTTGCTGTCTTTCAATCCTTCACCGAAGTATTTATATTGCTCAATATTCGGGGTTCGTGTGTCGCCTTTTTCTAGTTTTATCCATTCTATTTTGACTTCACCTTTTGTTGATTGGGGCACTTGAAATATATTTATTTGATTTCTAACACCAGCGTCTATCATTTCTTTTGTTGGTCTAAAATTTAGTTGCCAAGTATCTGTTAACCCTTCAACAGGCATTAGGTTACCAGCGTGTTGAGACCCAGCTAGCAAATACAATCCAAAAGTCTGTGTGGCTGGTTTAGTGGCTTTCATTGTGATTACATAGTCTTGGTTTGCTTCATAGTATCCTTCTATATTACCTACATAACATTGGTACTCTGTAGTAGTTCGTGGCAAAGAATTTCCTACGTCTGTTCTTCTTATATTCTTACCCAGCGGTGTTTTTCCTAACCAGTAAGGATCATCCAATAAGTTAGGTTGATACGGTGTAGTGTTCGACCCTTCTTCTAACTTGATGTTATATCCAATATCAATTGAACCACGAGATGTAGGGTCTCCGCTTGCTCCAACTTGTGCATACCAAGAATGTGATACTCCTGCTGAAGATTGAACATTAAAAGAAGCAGAAATATTTGTGAATACTCCAACAGGAGTATCTTTAGGAACCATTGCAGTGATAATAACAATGGTTTGGTTATCTTTGTCTAAACATCTAAGTCTAATGAACAACCTCGACACGTCACCGGTATATGTTTCATTTATTCTTATAGGAATAGTTAAAGTATATCTTTTACCAACTGTCAATTTACTAAAATCATACCTTGACCATGGAACCATTCCTATACCTACAGCCATATCACCGTCAGCTATTTTTTCAGATGTTGCAAAAGTTCCATGTGGTGTAACTTTCGTCCATGCATTGTTTAACGAGAATACATTTCCATCATTAATAACTGGCGCAATATTCGGATTCCCCAAATAATCATAGTCCCCGAAGTCGATGCTGTTACTGTACATCTTTTTCAGCTTGCCGAGGTCGCCGATTTGCTGATTGGTTTGATTCATCTTGTCTTCAACTGCTTTAAGATTGTTTTGTGCCGATGTAACGTTTTGAGAAACGGTATCAATCTTAGTTTGAGTAGCTTGTAGTTGCTCTGTTACCTCGTCAACAGTTTGATCAATTGCTTGTGTGGCTCCCTGTACAAATTCATTTATTTGTTGGTTTGCCTTTTCAATCGTAGAATCCACATTTGTTAATGCTGCGTTAACAGCATCTGTCGCCTCTTGTTTGACCCCATCAAGTAGTTGTTGAAAGTCCTTAAAATAATATTCTCCATTCAATTGAACATCGCCATCAATGATAGATTTCTCAATATTAAAAGTAAACGCCAAATTGTCCGTATGACTACCATCTGGAAAATCAATATAAACATTGGCATCAACTTTACCCTCGTAAGAAAGTAACATGTCAGGAATCCGGTATTTTACAATCCCTTGCATGTAGCTTTCAGTAATGATCTGATTATCAAAAATTGGGAACTCCTTTTTCTCTTTCCCTTGATAGATGTACATAAAAAGACGAACAGTCGCATCGATTAAATCGGTCGGACTTCCGTCTTGATTTTCAATATTAAATTGTAAAACACCAGCATTTTTATCATAAGATTTAAAAGTAAAGCCTGTAATCTTGGTGGCACGACTAACTGGTTCTGTAGGTACGGTGATCTCACCAACTTTTCTGTCTGCCAAATCAATCCCTCCTTCCTACTTAACGCCTTCTATCTTGATGATTTGAATTTCTGCGTTTGTATTTTTGTGGTAATTCATATTTTCAGTGATTGCTACTTGGGCCGAACGCGCAATTTTATACCGTGTATCTGTCACACGTTCTAATTTCAATTCGTACATTTCCATTCCGCCGGCATCGTCGTATAGGTTCGTGAACATAACGACTGGACTGGTCACGTTGTCCGCCTCATATACTTGTCCGCCCCATCCGGCAATGTGGATGCGGATAGAGGTATAATGTTTCATACTGTCTGTTAAGTCGATTGTCGTACCTTTACCCGATTTCTCGCCTTCAAACAGTGTGAATGTGGTGACTAGCTTGCGAAAGCCCGGACTGTTATATCCGTTGTCTTTGCCGTGCGTACGCGCGATGTAGATGTTACCGCCGTAACCGTCAGATATCCAAATCAGCTTACGTTCGTTGTGTTCTTGCATGACGCCTAGTAACATGATTGAGCCATCGCCAAACATCGTGATTTGTCCGTTTTTGTACCATTGATTAGTGGTAGCGTAAAAGCCTGGTGGTACATCGTACACATTGGTGTATGTCCACCCTAGCTCGTTATCTTTCAAAGCAATGCCACGCGCATTCATCGCAATCTCTGGCGTACAAAACCCAGCGTTTAAAGGTGTAGCATCGACATGCGCTTGTTGCGGCGTACCATCGAAATGAATTGCTAATTGTTGTAAAATCCACTTGACAGATTTTTGCAATTTTTTAATTTCTTTTTCCACTGATGAAACCTCCTAATACGTGAAATTGCGATTAGTGTAGTGGCCCACACCTTGTACTTTAATCGTACGTTTTGCCGTATCAATTTGTACGTTTGCGAACCCTGCTTCATTCGCTGTGTTGTATTCCTCTTCGGAAGGAAAAGCTTTTGTTCCTACAATGATTGGCGTTGTACCTAGATATTTCACTGTTTCATAGTGCCAATGCCCCGCAAAGATTGCCGCAACTGTTCCGCGTCCTTTTGTTGCGAAGTTGTAAGTCTTTTGTCCCATAGGACTCGGGTTGTAACCGTTCATTGTATTGTAATCAATAGTTACGCTTGCTCCTTGTTTGAAGCCGTCTAGTAAGGTTCCTAGTTTCGTCACGTTTGCTACGTCGTTTTCTCTTTCCATAGGTACATGTCCTACAATTACAACGTGATAGCTTCTATCAAGTTGTTCTAACCATTGTCCAAAGGCATGCAATTGGTTTTGCCCTAGTTTTCCATGAGGAAACTCAGCACCGTTGTAATATCCAGAAAACTCGATGAATTTTCCTTGTGAGTTCGTATGATCTTCGAAGTCATCGGTATCGATACGGTAAATCGCAACTTTTTTGTTAGGGAACAAATTAGGGCCGTAACGGCTATCATATGCTACGGCAATATCCGATCCTGTCAACGAATCGAGCCGTGAACGTCCGTCGTTTGCGTATGGGATTTTACCTGTTTCGTGGTTACCACGGCAAAGAATGATCGGAACTTCTGCTCCTGCTGTCGCTACGCTAGCAAAGCGTTTCAACACGTGTAAGTTCTTCGCGCGTCTTTCTTGTTCGGTATAAGGATAAATACCCGACGCTGTTCCTCCACTGTATCCATCGATATTATCCCCGCCGTATACCATCGCGTCCGTAAAGGTTTCTAGCGTTCTAAATTGCCCGACGATATTCCAGCGGCGTTCCATCTTGTCTTTTTGGTCAAAGTGATCGGCAAATTGTTGGTGTGAATCGACGTGCGTGTCCGTGATAAACCCCATGTTGAACTTAGTTTTGTCCGCTTGTGCGATCACTGTATCTAAGTTAGTAGGACGAACCCAGTTATACGCTCCTCTGTCGTAGAAAAGTTTGTCTCTTTTGATTGGCACTTGTTCTGCACCTTTAGGAACATTGAATGTTTTATTTTGAATATCATCTAAGCGAGCGGCTAAACTGTCATAATCTCCTTTTGCTTCATTCAAAATGTTAATGATCGTACCACCTGGATCGATATTTTCCAGTATTTCACGATTATCTTCTAACCACTGCTCCCAGTCATTTTTGCCCTGATCCATGTAATCTTTGAATTTTCTTAGCAAATCCTCAAAGGTCCACACATAGCCAGAATCACGTAACTGGCTTCTAGATATTCCAGAAATGACTCGATAGGTAAAATCCTGTGTGCTAAATTGTTCACTCCAAGTTCCATCACCATTAAGTGATCGGAAACTGAAATGTGCGGTGTTTTCACCACCCCATTGCCAGTCAGGCTCACTTAAGGTGTAAACAAGCCTTGCTTGTGCTGGACTGTATTCTTGTACTTTTTGTTCAACAGGTTGGTTTTCGCCAAATTTTGTTATATTAATAAAAAATGGCACTAGGCCATCGAATGTTTTTAGTTTGCCATGTTCCACCACTTCAACAACGAACTTTTGCGTTAAAACATCCCCTTGCCGAATTCGAACCAAATTTATTCCGTTATTTGGTTCGGTGGTGGATAGGACCATTTTATGTTGCGTTTCTGCCACGACTATCCCTCCTTTAGAAATTGATATAGTCTCTTGCATTATGGAAATGGCCAGAAGAAGATGGATAAAATTCATCCATAAATTGGAAATGAAGATGTTCTCCAGTTGATGGTCCCGTTGTCCCCATCAGTCCAATTTGCTGACCAGCAGTTACTTTTTGACCTTTTGAGACATCCACACGGCTTTGATGTGCATAACCTGTATACATTCCATCAGCATGTTTGATTACTGTCCAGTTTCCATACCAGTCATAATAGTTCGCATCTCCTGCAACGATCACTTCGCCATCTGCTGAAGCAAATATAGGTGTATTAGGGTTTCCATTTACAAGGTCAATACCGTTATGAAACTCTTGTGCTCCTGTGATTGGAGAAGTGCGCCAGCCAAATTCGCTCGTCACTGTGATTGGATCTGCAATTGGTTTTATATATCCTTTTGATGCAGGAATTTCCAAATCTTTAAATTTGTCATACCATTCTTGTGCCCATGTCGTCCGTTCTGGATGTGGATCACGTGGACGTTCAAAGTTAGCCACGAATGCTTGTGCTGCTATGTTGATATCGGTCAGATTCATGAATTGTGTCCATGTATAAGGATAAGCGCTAGTTGCGATCCATTGACCATTTGGTGCATGCCACATCAACAATTTGAACTGCGCCGTGATCGTGTCTGGATCATCACTGATGCCAGCCTTTGTCATTAAATTGGTCATGTAGACACGTCCGCTAGTTGCGCCAGAAGAATCGGTCCATTGCCATACACCATAACCGAACCCAGGTGCGCCATTACCCTCATCGGCGGTTGGATTAGCATCTGATTCTCCTTGAGCATTTCCAAGTAAGGCTGCAGCAGCTTGTTTAGTAAAGCCTGCACCTATAGCCATTGCCCAAATCTGCCAATAACGTTTATCCCGATCAGTAGTCACTTCTGGTGGATATTGTCCATTCCAACCGTTATCGTTTCCTCCGGTATTGTCTCCTCCATTATTGCCACCACCGTTTGTATCGATTTTAACGCCATTCACATATAATTCTTTGACATCTAGACGGCCATCCATGGTTATATTCCCTTTTGAAAATTTACCATCACCGTAAAGATTATATTTACGCTTATCAGCAGTAACATCTGCTGGAATTTGAAAAACAGGATTTCCTCGATCGCCGCCGTCCCCAGCGTTAATGGAAAAAATATAGTTTGGTTCTTTCCATACAGCAAACCCATTTATTTTTCCGCCTCCATAAGTCGCTACGATGGATCCAAGCGATTCTCCGTGAACATCGTCAAGCCCAGTTGAAATGACCTTTTTTTCAAAAGAAAGTTGTCCTCCTTCTGCCACTAATTGGAAATCTTTATCATCCAATGTCTTTAAAGCTACCCCTTGCACGAGAATACCTGAAAGAATTCCTGCTTTAATAAAATTAGCATTGAAAGTTCCATCCAACGTCCACGCAGTCGTACTATCGCCATTGTGTACATCTTGGATTGTTTTCCATTCACCTTTCTTACACTGTTTGAAAGATATTCCTGAGTTATTTTGGACCATAAAAAAGCGTGATCCAGGAATGTTAGGTCCATCCATATAAACAGTTTCATAGATTTCTCTACTATCACTAGCACCAGCTTCAATTCCATTTACCCAATAAATAGAACCGCCATTATCTCCTGCGCCTCGCATAATGTCATCTTGATATTTTCCAATCTCTGTTGATTCGTAAAATGTCATTTTGCTAGATTCTAAACTATTAATATTATTGACAATAGAAGCCGTTTGTTTTCTAACATCTTGTGTTAAATTATCCCCTAGTTCGATATTCGTTTGACCGGTAAGCCGATTGAATGTAGTTTTATAAATACGAGTTTTATAGTGATAACCTTTATCGTATCTGTGAATAGTCACTGTATTTCCTATCACATCTCCTCCAGTGACTTCAGCTTTGAATTGTACTAACGGTCTAGCAGAATCGATTAAGGTTGAATAAGTATTTTTAAGTAATTCTGTTGGATCATCTATATCATCAAACACTACTACGGTTTCTCGTTTTCTCATTGATCCATCTTTTTGTGGTATCCCATACTTTTGAGTTGCTTCCGGATCTTCAAGCCAATTTTGGCCTTTAGGCTTATCTAAAGGATCACCATTCGACTTTTTCCATTCAACATCAGTGAATTCAATTCTTCTACCGTATCCGTCACCAACCTCTTCGCCTCGCCCACGACCTATCATTGAAGTTGAGATTGAGCTTCTATCTATCTCTCTTACAACTGTTAATGCTTTACTACCATATACAAAACGTGTATTCGATTCTTCACCAATTTGTTCATATACTTCGATCCATTTATCCTTTATTCCATCAGAATTCAAAGAACACCTAAAGACAAATTCCATGCCTAAGGTTTGCAATTCTTTCAACGCTTCTTTTACAGAGACATAGTAAAAAGTTGCAGTTACTGTTGGTAACATTGCTTCTACGTGACCAACGCGCCAATTTCCTTCAGTAAATTCAATCAATCGATCAAGAACGTTTTTTAAGGGCTGCCCACTCGGCCTAATATCTTTGATGATGTAAGCATCTAATTCATTTGTCGCAAATCCTAACCCTGTAAACTCTAATGTTTCAGATGGGTCGCTAACTTTAGTAATTCGATACAACGAAAAAGACGACTCGTTTTCACGAATCGCCATATATCTTGCATCCTCTATTTCTTTATCATATTTTGTCGTAACGTAAAGAGTATCTTTCATTAGATCACTCTTATCAGAACTAATTTCTTTTTCTTGGGAGACTTCAATTAAACTTCTTTTATTTTTTCTTTTAATAAGTTTTTGCAAGTGATCAAAGAAATAAACTGTCTCACTCAAATTGTCGCCCCCCTATAGAATATTTTAAGGTTTCCATTATTGCTAGTTATCTTCTGACCTTGCTTGAGATAAAAGTTCTCAAAATCACTTTCTAAATCAATAATAGAAGTACAATCTTCTCCGTTTACAGTTACTTGCTCATCGGAGAAATCAAAAATCAACACGTCTCCTGTTTTTATTGCCGCGTCAGTAATCGTGATATTTTGTTCTCCGTTTGTAATTTTGATTGAATTATTCATGGATAAAGTGACTTCAATTTTTCTTGGTGTTATAGGAAACTGTATCGGATTTCCAATATAGCCATCACTAACACATTCTTTTGTATACTTTAGTGGGTCCGCACAGAATACATTAAAACTTGAAATAATAGAGTTGGAGTCTCCTGGAACAGTATCAGTTGATGTATAGCGACCGTAGTAATAAAAATCTAATTCATCATGAAACCTAATTTCCACGTCTTCATTCCGGTATAAATAATTCAACAGCTCTTTGAATTTAAACTGTAATTTTTCTGGATCTCTGTCTTCCAACTTGTATGTTATTTTTAGTGTTCTTGGAGGTATTTTCTGATTTGTAATGATTGAACCAATTTGTATATCTTGCTGTTCAACTTCTACAGAAAGCATTTCTCTACCTTCAACCGTGAGTGTTTGATACCCCTCAATCAAATCTTCTAAATACATTCCATCGTACATCATGGCAGACGTTGGAAGGAATCGTTTAGAACTATTGAGATTAATAGTTGTATCTTTGAATGAGTACATTTTATTTTCTCGCTGATCCAAAATATTCCCTCCTAAAATTCTAGATTAATGTCTGCACCTTCGCCCATAGCTTGTGAAATATCGTCCACAAACAATCTAAACGATTGTCTTCCAAGATTGAATTTAAATACAGCTGGTTTAGTAGAGCCACCCATATTTACTTTATGTTCAACTTCTGCACCAATGTTTTTATTTGCATTTTTCAGATTTGTAGCTATATCTACATCAGGATTTGCATTGAAAAGTTCCGCGATAAAGTCCGCCATACCTCCAACAGTATTCTGTACATCATTGAATCCTCCCATCAGACCTTTATGCAGACCATTCATAATAGCCTGACCAGCTGGAATCAATAGCTTTCTATCGTATTGGATAGGTCCTTTGTGTTCACGAATCCAATCACCAATACCTCCAACAAAATCTTGCACAGATTTCCATGCATTTTGTAACCCTTCTAGAAAACTATCCATGATGGCTTTTCCGGCTGCTAATAAGTCGATATTTTTCAAGTTATCAAACCAGCCAGTTACTCTATCCACCGTATCACTAACAGCATTTACTAAATTATCCCATGCCTCTTGAGCACCATTTACTAAGTTGTTAAAAGTATTAATAGTCCCTTGCTTTAGATTTTCCCATCCTTGAATTATATTATCTTTCGCCCCTGTAATTAAGTTGATAATCCACGACTTAAAGGAGTCCCAAATATTTTTTGCACCTTGAATCGTATTGTTGAACAAGTTGATTGTTCCTTGTTTTAAGTTGTTCCAGGCTTGTTTTACGTTATTAGAAATGCTATTCGATGTCTCCGATAACCAAGACGTAAACTTGTCCCAAACATTTCTTACCCATTCAACAGACGTGCTTACAATATTTTTAATTGAATCCCACAAATTAATCCAAAAATTACGAAATCCTTCACTTGTATTCCACAAGTAAATAAATGCACCCACTAACAAAATGATACCAGTTATTATTAATCCTATTGGATTAGCAGTCATAACAGCGTTCATCAATTGTTGTGCGGTTGTATATATTTTTACAGCTTTAGTTGCTATCCCCATAACAGTTTGATAAGTTACAACTGCTGCGACTATTGCTGTAATCATCGGTAAGAAAGGTTCGATAATTTGATAAAGAGTAGATAAAAAACTAATAACAGATGGTAAAACAGTAATGATTGTATTGAAAATGTTCGTAATTAGACCTTGTAATTTGCTCAAATTTTCAGCAATCGAACCAAGACCAGCATTTTGCATTCCTTCATCAATAGCTTTAAAGATATTTGCCAAACCTTTAACAACTGCTGTTTTTATATTTTGAAATGAGGTTTTAATTCCGGCTGAGTTTTTCTTAGCTAGATCAGCAAAACCGCCAACGCCATCGTTTAACTCAATTAATCGATTGTTAAAATCGTCAAAAGTGATTTTACCACTCTGTAATGCAGAATAAAGATCAGTGACAGAGTTAACACCTTGATCTTTGAATGACTTTGCTACTTTATCCATTGCAATCGGCATAGTTTCTTGTAATGTTCGCCACGACTGCATATCGACTGTACCTTTTGCTAACATTTGTTGATATTGTTGCATTCCTCGGCTTGCATCAGCTGTAGAAGCACCTGATGCTAAAAAAGCATTGTTTAAGGCTAGGGCTGTGTCTGTTCCTTTATTTAAGCTACCCGTTGAGATAGCTAATTGCTGTGTATTTGAAACAATTTCATCTAATGAAGTTGGCAACCCATCTATACCCTTAGTCAATTTTTGCATTGATCCATCAACTTCTTGCGTGGAATATCCTAGTGCCTTCATCACCGTAGGATATTTATTAAGCGTATCAAAACGATTAACCGCACCACCGACTGATTGTGTCACTGTTTGAACGGCTGCATCCAACACTTTGAAAATGCCCATACCCTTTGCAATATCCGTAATAGAAGTACCAAACTTTTTTGTATTGTCTTGCAAACCATCCGTTTCATTTTGAGCACTTTTCATTGTAGATGAAAAATTCTTATCAACTGCTGTAAGGATCGCTTGCACAGAATAGCTTTCCATACCCTACCTCCTTTCTTATTTATTTGCTTTTTTAATCAGATTGACCAGTTCGCTGTCTATTACCTCTTTTACTCCGATAATTTCTTGCTCTTTTTGTTTATAATCAAAGAAAGATTTGAAGGTTTGATAAATCGGAACTTGTTTTTTACCTTTTTTCTCTTGTGCTTGAACTTCGTAATTTTTCCAAGCGGCAAGATGAATCAAATATTCTTTGTCTAACATTTTTAACTGATGAGCTTTTTGTCTTAGTCTGTATTCGCTTATTGTTAAGCGATCCATTTGATTAAAATCATTTATTCCCAAATAACGTAGACAATTCAATTGAAACTCTTCATAAATTTCATCAAAATCTATCTTTTTTGTAATTCTTCTAGAAGTTGGTTTGTCTTCAATTTTGTAAATTCCGACTTTTTTAACTCTTCTAAAACATCATCAAACAACTGCTCGCTACCATTTTCTTCAATGTAATCTGCAATTGCGATCTCACTTACTTTCGGTGTTTCTGTTGAATTAGCAACTTTCAACATCTCTACAAGAGTTTCTACATCTTTATTAAGAAAATTTGATAATATTGTTTCCATTCCCATTTTCATCGTTAACCCTTGTTCAGTCACAGAATATCGACGATTCATCTCTTTAATGAATCCATAACCAAAAATAAAATCATATTCTTTTTCCTTTATAACTAGCCTCATTGCTTTTCATCCTCCTTAAAATAAAAAGAGAGCATCTAAGCTCTCCTATGATCCTGTCGAAGTTGCTTTCACGGTATCTTTGAATGTATATTGAACGACAGCAGCTTGATCTTCTGTCAAGGTTGCATAACCATCTTGACCAACACCATTTACTGCAAATGATAAACTTAATTCAACGTTATCCTCTGCAGCAGCCGATGGAGTAAATTCAGACACATATGCTTGGTAATAAGTAGCTTTGTACTTATTTGCATTATCATCTGTTCCCTGTTCTGCTTTGTTGATTTCCCAAATTTCAATGATATCGCCATTTAATAAGGCTTGTTTCATTTCATCTACATGGGAATCTCCTTTAGCAACTATTGAAGTAGCCGAAAAATCATATTCAACTGGGCTTAAACTTTGAACGTTTCCGTCTTTTGTCACTGTAGAGTCTGAATCTCTTGATAATCCATTTTCATGTTCTGTTTGAAATGCCATTTTCCAAGCAGCTTCCTGAGTTTCTTTTTTCAATAAGCGATAAAGCAAAATGACATCAATACCTTTTAATGCTTCCATGTTCTTCCTCCTATCTAATTCTAAATTCAAGTGTGACAACCGCTCGTTTTAGGGGCGTATTGGTTGTTGTGTCGTCCATCACTTGAATTCCACTTGCTTGATAATTTAAAGCCCAATAATAGCCTTCTGTGGCTTCTATCAATCTAGCTTCATTAAAAAGAGCAGATGCCATATTTGACACCTGCTTTCGTTTCTTCTGTAATCCCCAAACGGATAAAACCACAATCACAGACCCTTTAATGTCAGTTTTATTTACTTCATGGATGGTCTGAGTGTTCTCAAATTCCACAAAGGGATAACCAACATCCTCTAAAGTTTTGTAATCGTATGTTTTATATCCAAGTTTGTTTTGGGATATTTTAAAAAGTTCATCAAAAATCGACTGATCTCTTGTCTTAATCATCATTTCACCAAGGCTTTCATTTCAGCCATAAATTTGACTTTTTGATAATTAAAAGCTGGTCTAACATAAGGCTGGGCCGACATAAAGCGAGTTCCATATTCTACATAAGGAGCATAGTCTGCTGTCGGTCCTACAATACCAGTTAAACCAGCTTCTAAAAGATTCATGTTTATTGATCTTCGTAAGTAACCTGTATCCACTGGCGCACCTTTTTGCATTCGTTCAGTCATTTCAGCAGTATTACTTTTCACGACTTTTTGAACGTCATTAAGCGTTGCTGCTTTTTTCAGATGTCGCATCAGCTGATCGATTCCTTTATATTCAAGTTGTGCCTTCATCAAGAACCACCTCTTGCACAATTAAACTATTTCTATGTGCTGGATTTCTAGCTGTTTTTTGTTGCCAAGTCTTTCCTTCAATCTCGATATAGTCAAATGTAGGGATAGAAAAAAGAGGCTGCGTCCTAATGACCTTCGCCCCTTCTTCCACACTACCAAAAATAGTCACACTTCTATCAGTGCCAATATCTGTCACGTTTGCCTCTGTTCTTGTTCTTTCTGGTTTTCCTTCAACCCACTCACCGAGATCTGGATCATATTTAGAGTCAGATGAACGTTTAACAAATATAATTTCATCTGTAAATCTCATATAAATTTAAACCTCCCTCGATTTGGCTTGTACAACTCTTCCTGATCTTTACGCTTAAATTCGTCAATCTCATTTTGATACTCTGAAAAATCCGAATCAGGAAAAGCCATAGATAAACCTTCTTGAGAATATGACTGCATACCTTCTTGACCAATTCTATTGAATCTTTTCAACGATACTTCATATACAACTGTTTCAAATTCTTTAGGAACTTCTTGCGTATTTAACAAGGTTTTCATACGCTCATTCGTTCTTCGCTCAATAACTTCAAGCTTTTCATCTAGTGTTCCTTTAAGAAGTTTTTTAATATCCTCTGCAATCGTCATATTTTTACTTCCTAACTAGCAGGTTGACCTGTCACATTGATTGAAGTAGTGAATTCTCCAGAAGTAAATGTGAATGTTGCTGATCCTTCTGCTGCAATCGTTCCATCAAAACCACCATTTTCATTTTTGGTCACTGTTGCGATAGCTCCATCACTTGAAGTTGCTGTAGTAGCTGCAACAACAGTAGCTGCATCGCTAGCATCTGCAGGCATAGCTGAAATAGTAAATGTTTTAGTATCGCCTACTTTACCGGTCCATGTCTTTTGATTTGGCACAATACCGGTAGCAGGCGTTACGCTTTTGGGGAAATCTTCCCAAATGCTTCATCTTTTACAATCATAAATCCAACATCCATTGTTGCACGCAAAGCAATCAGTTCTTGCTCAAACAAGTTAACTGGGGTTCCATCTTCATTAGTTAAAGTAGACAATTGGGCTTCTTCAGAAATCTTAAATGAAATATTATATGGGATTCCATAAAACATGTAATTAAAGTCTCCAGCGTAAAGAGTTCCTTTATCTAAAGACTTAAGGTCTACTACTGGTAATCCGTCAATTGTATTAGCAGAGCGATCATAAATAAACTCAACATTTGACCCGACTGTTTGAGCTGCAGAACGTAATTCTGTACGATTTTTTCGGTTTGAAATAAACGCATTAGGTTCAAATTCATTTTCTGCTAATTTGTCTTCTAAGGCTAGGATATTATCATAAGTCAATCCGCCTTCAACCACATTCCCCGCACTAATAACTGATCCGTCTAGTGACTGAGGAAATGGGTTTTCTTTATTTAATAAGGCAGCTGCATCAAATTTTTTATAGAAAGCTTCAGCAATTTTTGGCTGCATCTCCTCAAAGAAATCTGATAATTTATAATTTAAATATTCACGAGAAACCGGAAGAATGACACCGAGTTTTTTTGCAGTCATCGTAGCTTGCATCCATTTAGGTTTAGACGTTTTAATTTTTTCACCTTCACCCACCCAGTATGCGCCTGGTCCTTCAGCAAAGTATTCAAATTTCTTTTCTTTGTCAGTCATTTCTTCGTATTTTGCTAACTGCATGATCTTAGAGTTTTCCATAACTTCACTCAAAATGAGCGTATTATATTTATCAGGAATTTTTCCCTCTTTCGTTTCATATACCATAACATTATCTGGATCCCATGTTTGAGCAAACATTTGCAAGTTCATAGGTAAAAGTTGTTTCTTTTTCATTAAGTTTTCCTCCTATTTGATAATTCGATTTTTAGCAGCTAGTTTAGCTACGGTTTCTTTAGTATTTTTCGATGCTGTAAATTGCCCACCTTCATTTGGTGGTGTTTGTCTTGCGTTTTCTTTCTTAATCAAAGAGGCAAAGTTAGCGATGACTGCTACAGCTTGTTTTGTGGCATCTGCATCATCAGAAACAATCAGCCCAAGTAAATCATCATCGTGTGGTAAATTTGCATCTGTCAGCATTTTAGAAGCTTCTTTCGTCATTTCAGATAGTGCCTGTCCACGCTTTAATTCAGCGATTTCAGCTTCTTTTTGTTTCAACTCATGCTGTAGTTTTTCTTCCGCATTCATTTTTGCCAGCTTTTTAGCTTCTTCTTTTTTTGCTTCTAGTTCTTTTTCCCACGCTGCTTTTGCTTTGTTTGTCTCAGCAGCAATCATTTTCGCTACTTCATCACGAGAAAATGTTTTGCCAGTATTGTTTTCTTCTTTTGCTGTGGGCGGTGTCTCTTGTGAGCCAGCTGGTAGGTTTCCTTTTTGTCCCTCATCACCAGATCCATCATCTCCTGGTTCAGAAAAAAATTGTAAGTTCATTGGCATAAATAAACGTTTTTTCATGATTAATCCTCCACGGTTACGCCGCTACCCGATAAATTTGACCAGTTACGCCGGTCAGCCGAAAAATAGCTTTCTCTTTAACGCCTGTAAGCTGTAAGAAGGCACAATAAAAAGCCGTTAATTTGTATTAACGACTTGATATTCGTTCTATATAAGGTGCTGTACTGCATCGACAAAATGGATGCATATTAGGAGCATTACTTCCTGGCTGCATATCGGCAACATCAAAAACTTGATTATTTAACGGTATACATAGCTTGCACGCCGTTGGTTCTGCTATATAGATGTACTGGGTAATGCTTGCATCTCTATAACTTCGTTCTTGAATCCCTACCTGAACTCTAGTCGTTTCAGTCACCATCAAACGTTGAGTGTTGAACTTAGTGTTTTCTCGTCCTTCAGCTGTTAAATATTCTGCCAATTTAGATGCAAGTTGCTTGGGATTTTTCCCCATCGTTATACTTCTGACTAACAACCTATCTAATTCTGATTTCAATTCAGATTGATACATCCATAAGCGATCACTAAAAGACACGTCATCACTCAAAAAGGAGCTGTTTATTACTAGTTCTATCAGCTTTGCATATCCACTTGAAGCAATAGTTATTTCTAAAATACCGGCTTGTCTCTTCAATTCAGCTAAACCAGCTTTTGTTAATTCATTCGAAAAGTATTTATCCAATTCATTAAACAGTGAAATCAATTCAAGCCCGATATTAGCTTTTAAGAGCTCTAATCTATTTACACGCATCGTAAGATTGTATAGCTTTAATTCTTGGTTTGCTGTAGGAGAAAAATCTTTCTCTTTGACATACTTCTTTGCTTTGCGAGCGAATGCTTTGACATCCATTTCACTAGCACGCTTCATCGCTTCGCTACGTGTGATTTTCTGACCATTGGAGAAACTGTCCCACTGCGCGTCTATTTCTTTTTGTATCGCATCTTGTGCGTATTGCATGCGACTTTTAATTTCTGCCATGCGCTTTTTATCATCTTTAATTTGTTGCTTTTGCCATTCTTTTTCCCGTTTGATCCAATATTCTTGGGAGTTCATTTAATCACTCCCCTGTTTCATCTTTTTTGTTGTTAATTACTTTTTCAACATCTGAATCAAAAATGCCAATCTGCTTTTGCGTTTCTTTATTTACTCGTTTCAACTCTGCCTGTACATCTGGAACAAAAGAAGCGAGTCCTAAGATCGTCTCTTGACTGAGTTCAGCTCCAGCATCAACCAAAGATTTCAACTCTTCCAGAATGGCTTTAGGTAGATTAGGCGTAAATATTACACGTAAGCCTTTCAAATCGGAGTTATCCATTTCAGAAATACTTGATTTTAGGCTAAATAAAAGACGATAACGCCGCATAAGACCTTTTTTGAATAGCCTTTGCTTTGTTGCCGTCATTTGTTCAAATCCAAATAATTTATATTTCATTGCTTCTCCTGATTGCACTCCGGAAAAATTGTCATCAGTAAGATCAGGAACCATTGAGATTTCGTGGATATCCTTGCGCACTCTGTCTTTGTATGCTTCTACACCGTTCACATCATATTGTTTGTAAATATATCCTGCAGTCACACTTGTTTTATTACCATTCACATCAGTTCCAGATTCAAGCAAAAGCATATTCGCTTCTTTCTGCTTGATGGCGTCCTCTGTGGATAGTCCTGCTGCTTCAATATCACCACTAATAACTAGAAGAGCATCGTTTAGATCAGTCATATAGTTGGCGGTATCAGACTGCCCTGCATCGTATAGATCAATCAAAGATAGTACATCTTCATACAAGCCCATCCGAAAACGATTAGGAGAATACTCTGTAATAGGTACCTCTTTATATTCATGCGGTTCATCTTGAGGATTCTTTAACTCAATTGCTGTTAGTGTCGTCTCATCATAAGTGATACTTTTTTCTTTTGTGTATACGATTGGTTGAATGTACTGTTTATCAGCATCCTTGTTGAATCTTGTCTTAGGATACCGTACAGCCAAAATAGGCTCTCGCTTTACTGTAGTATCATATACAACAAACGTTTCAAATACATTAGCCAAATCAACATAATCTGTATCATCTGAATCTCGATAGATAATCTCATAGGCTCTCCCATACTTATCCATATCAAGCCAGAGTTCAGCATTTAACCCATCTATGTCATTATTAGTATTAAACTCTTCGATTTCTTTTTGTTGATTTGTGTCCTCGATTTGCACTTTTATAGGATTGCCTGTGTTGTACCCAACATCAAACGTACAAAGAACTTTTCCAAAGTTATGTGCTGATCGATGATCCGCTTTTTCCTTTTCTCTACGTCTACGGTTATCCATGATATTTGTATTTCTAGCTTTGTAATAATCATCTAATACACTTAGCCTTTTTACCTGATATTCATGATGATGTTTTATCATTGCTGCTAAAGTATCTAAATCGTTAAGTAAATCTTCTGCTGAGCTAAACCTATAGTGAAGATTGGAATCTACGCTAAACTTTACATAATTTGTGTTCACGTCGTTAGAATAATGTATATCAGATCCATGTTCAAACTCGTTTACCTTATTCATTTCTCACACTCCTTAAAATATGCGCTTAACACGTTTAATCTTTTCGTTGACATTAACTTTTGGTTTCTTAAGAAGCTCATGAGTATATATCGCATATCGAACGGAGTCTAGCACATCATCATATTCTTTTATTGGCTCGCCTTTTTTCTTGTCCCAAATGTATTGATAAATTTCATCCCGAAATTTCATCACTCTATCTTGACAGATAAACAATTTATCTTGTTTAAATCTCTTGGCGACTTCCTCAACTCCAGATAACCGTGCTTTATGAGCATTTTTAGCATTAATCTTTTCTCTTACAAATCTAGCCACATGCTCCGGTCTCGCAGAGTCACAATAAAAAGGCACTCGTAAGCCGTAACGCTCTTGAATGCCTTTTGCTACATCTACCCAATAATCAATCTCTTCAAATTGAGTAGCATGTTCTTCGATTAAATAAACTGTTCCGTCATCCGTTTCACCTATAACTACGATTGAACCCCAGTGTTCATATCCCCAGTCAACACCACAATAAAAGTTGCTCAAAGGTGGTAAGTCTTTTGACTGGATGTAGTGCTTGCTAGCATCAAAATCACGATAAACGACACCTTCTGCAGAAACCCATAAACCTTTGATATCACGATCATAAAACATGCCGCTTGGTGTTGATTCTTTAATATTATTTCTATAGCGTTCAGATAAAAAAGTATTATCATCCAATTCAAAGTGGAACGATTGAATGTTTTTACTTGAATTGTCGATATACTCTTTCTTCAGCCAGTGTTCCGGGTTGTCAGGGTTTGTGTCAGCTAGGATTCTCGCTCCTGTTCCTGAACAACGTGAAACGATTTCAGCAAATACTTCTTGTCTAGCTAGTGATGCCTCATTGATATAAGCGCCATATGCTGTCATACCACGAATTGCACCAACACCGCCAATGTTTCCTGTATAAGCTTGTACGACCTTAACGCCAAATAACTTAAAGTTTCCATGTTTATCGAATTTAGGTTCTATGCTGTACATGTTGTATAGTTCCTGTAAGATGTTCTTTTGGATTGTTGCACTTGAAACTCCTGCTAGGATATACATTGGTTCCTTAATGTCTTCTTCATCGGCAATCTTTCGCACACGTCGCAATTCAAACAAGAACAAATCATTGTTTATTTTTGTTTTCCCAGAACGTTTTGCTCCATGTAATAAAGTAATAAACCAATCATTCTTAATGGTTTTATTTAACACGTCGATTTGCTTTGGGTTATAAATATCAACTAGTCCCATCTAATTCACCACTAATCTTTTCTAACAACTCATCAAGTTTTTCTTCGGTAGAACGCTCTGAGTTTATCTGTAATTGTTCTAATTTTGCTTGCATTAATTTTATTTCTGTTTGAGCTTTTTCTAATTGCGTTTGTGATAACAGCGATTTATACTTCAAATACAAATCCAAGGCTTTCAATTTGCTTTCTAAATCTGGTGTATATTCATATTGCATATGTTTAATAACCTTGTTTTTCTCCAAGCGGTCTATTTGCTTGCTCACGCTTATTTGTACTTCTCCTTGCCAAATATCTATCAATTCATTTAAAGCGTCCTCAGCACTTAATTTGCGCTTCTTTTCGATAGGATTTAGCCGTTCATTAATATACTGTATTATGTTAGGTTTAGTTAGGTTTTCCTTACCTATTACTCTTGCTGATCGTTTGCTATAACCTGCTTTAATGGCGGCTTGAGTAGCATTACCACCATTTTTTATATATTCATCCGCAAAAGCTTTTTGTTTTGGTGTCAAATTTACCACATTCAAGCCACCACCTTTCAATTTTATTAACAATATCTCTCAATATTTGTCTGTATGTTCTGCTCACTAAAATATCCATGGCCACAGTAACGAAGATTGTACTTATCGATCTCTTTCGGTGTAGCTTCTCTGGTCATTTCAATGATGGAGTACTTCTTTTTGATTTGGACTGATTGGACAACTCTAATTGGATCATCTGCGTTTGGTTGCGGATATTTATTTGATAATGATACATACCAGTAGTTCCTCATTAGCCATTCTTCTCTTCAATAGCATTTAGATCATTGTAAATAGCCTTTGCTGTCTCTAATCCGACCCGCAGTCTTCGTTGAATGACTCCAACAGTTAGCTCCATATCAACTTCTTCATAGTCCTTCTTTAATCGCTTCATTTCCTCGAAATCTTTAGCGGTATATTGTTTCATATAATTATTCTCCTTTTAAATAAAATAAAAAGACCACTCAACGAGTGATCTAATATGTAATAGCAACCTACACGCAGACAAGTCTGATACTTCCTGCACCTAACCACTGCCACATCCCTCGGTTGCTAGCGGTTTTACTGACAGGCAGTTATGGATTACCGTAAACCAAAGTCACTGGCAAGGAGACAAACCTTGCATGATAACTACCCTAATTTGAACTTACGTTCCGCCCTTAACTGGTTTCTTTTGGAAGTCAAGTGCGTTTACCTATTCCACCACAGTAATCAAAAAACAACTTGTGAAAACGATTACTTGTTGTATAATAAATATTATCAACGATAGAGAGCGTTGAAATTAATCCTTAGGAGTGTTTTTACATGAACAAACATGAAATACAAGCATTTGAACATGCAGTTTTTACTTTCAATAGACTCGCTAAACGAGCAAACGAAGACTTTATTCCGTTTGAAATTATTTGGGATACAAGATTTGGCCCCGCAACAGCTACTAACGTTCTATACAAGACCAGCTCTAATCCAATTATAAATGAATATTTCTTCCACAATGAGTATTTCCATGATGAAGAATCAAATAAAGCTGCATATATAGATGAGTTATATGCATATGTAGATCATGCTGTATCTCAATACTTCAGCGACCTAGTTAGCGGTGGCTATTCACCTAAATTGAATATGGCAGAACGCCCACACGTTCTAATGGATAAGTTACTGGAACTATCTAAATTTGATGAAGCAATTAGTTTAAGAATGCCTAATTACTTAACCACTTGGGATTTTAAAACCTTAGACGAATCTATTAAATTGCCTTTCATTAATGATGAAACCCTGATATTACGTCCTCTATGTTTAATTAAAGAACAGACAACAACTTCATAAGAAGAAATGAACTATTTTTGATTTGGTTTATTTGTAGCTGTTGCCTGTTTATTAACAATTTTAAAATAAACAGCGATCGTATAGAGAAAAAATATGTGAGTAGTTTTTCCGATTGCTCTCTATTCAAAGAAGAAGTTAGCAACGATAAGGGAGGTTTCCTCCCTTACATTTTATTTTGTCTCAGACCTATCACTAATCTTTCGACACTACCATAATATCACTGGTAAATAGCTAAAAACCGCCATCATTCCGCCAAAAAACCGCCAAATTATTTATAAGCAATTATTCTTCCATGTTTATACGCTTCTGCAAACTCTATTAGAGCTTCCGACTTCATCCGTTGTATACTTCTTTCTGAATAACCCACTTCACGGCTAATTCTGTAGTTTGAGAAGCTGTCTGGCACACAGAAGCTGTAGTAGAGTATCTGACGACTAATCAGACTAAGAGCCATTAAAGCCGCTAGAATCGCATCTCTCTCTGCTTCTATATCCATCATCTGAATGATCGCGTCTTCTGCCTTGTTTCCATATTTCGGAGCCTTCGGCATATCGGTTATGATAGGAGACTTAATATCTATCAAAGAGCGACCTGCCATCCGCTCCAAACGCCGAAAGTTTTTCAGCACATCTCTCGCATTACATCTTGTCTGTTTGAAATCTACCTCTCGTAACAATTGCATCAAGTCAAACCGCTCCTTTATGTGATATAATAAACTTGTCGGATTTATTACATCAGTCGGAGCGATCCGGCTTTTTTTATTTGTCATTGATTAGTTCCATATCCACCAATCTCACCACTGCTAAATTCTCTTTGCTTTTCGCTATCCATTTATCGCATTCCATCGTGTTTTCAATGCGAATGATTGCAGAATGATTATAGACATGCTCTACATATCCTCTGAACGGATAAACGAACTCTTCTGCTTCACATCGAACCATGTCGCCTACTTCGACTTTTGCTTTCTTTTTCTTCTTAGGATTCTTTGTCGGCATATCTAGCATCAAACCGCCAATACCATGGCTACTAGCGTAAAATCCGTCTTTTAGTTTCATTCTTTTTCCTCCAATCGAATTGACAATGTTTTCGCAGATGGTGATTCTGCTTTTTTTAACTGCACTATATCTTTATTTGCTGATCTTTCATCAAAATACTCCTGAGCTCTCCTCTTGTTTTTTGTAAAAACTGGCTTGCTATCATTCCAGTGATGGAAATAAACTTTCTTAAACGAACCATCTTTGTAATCGAACAGATAAAATGCTATTTTGAACATTTATTCCGCTTCCTCCAAATCACTCGACTTCACGAACACACCATCTACCATCTTCCCTGTGCGTCCTTTGATTTCGTTGTACGCCATTTCTAAACACTCTTGTACGTTTGTCCCTTTTTGCATGGAAAGGATAATCAGCGTGACGATAACGTCTCCTACGCTATCTTTAAATAGCTCATCATTACTTCTTGCCATTGCTGAAGCGATTTCTCCGAATTCCTCAGCTACTTTCAAAAATTGTGCTTTTGGATCTGCCTGGTTCAATCCCTTATCTTTTGCCCACTGCTCTACTTTTGTGATTAGTTCGTCCATTTTTTCTCCTCCATATACCTAAACTGTCGTCCTTTTGAATCAATATCCATATTCTTCGCTCTATCCCAGATAATGTTTTTGCTCAGCCCAGTAATTTCAGATAACTGTTCAGCAGTACCTGTTACTAGAATTCGATCACCATGCCAGATTGCAATTTTTCTCGGCGTTTTCCGTTTGGGTTTTTCAGTCCACATTGATTTACCGAGCTTTTGGACTTCTGCAACTATTTCTTTGTCTTCTTGCCAATTCTCAGAATGTGTCAGTTCGATGATTCGTTTCATTGCTGCTTTCTTATCCATCCTGACGTTCTCCTTTCAATAATTTGAGCACTTGATCAAGTGCGCTCTCACGTCCGCCATGAAACGTGTTGAGCCACTTGTCTTCGTACGACACACTTTGTCTTAAAGCTTCTTGATGCATTAATTCAATCTGTGCTGTAAATGTCTTTATGTCCATCTGATTACACCTGCTCGAGTTCATTAAGATGTTTTTGCAAGCCTTTAACACAATCAACAAATAGTAATTTGGTATATGCTAAATTTCTTAATTGTGTTCCATCGATATAAAGTGCGAAATAGTATCTGAGCTCACTCCAACTCGAACGATCATTCTTAATTCCTTCAATTCCAGCTTCTTCGAGTTGATCATATACGTCTCTCAGAATTTCTATTTCCTCACCAGTTTTATACTTTGCTATTTCATTAATTAGTTCTAGATAATCGATCTTCAATTTTCCACCTCTTAGAATGGTGCTTTTGATTGTCTATTAGCTCGTTCTAGCGCTTTTTTCTTAAGATAGGCTTCTTGGTCGATTGCCCATTCAGGAAGCTTCTCTCGTCTTCCTGTGCGCTTGTGTCCACTGCTTGCGTTCTTAGATTCACTTTTTTCTTTTCTTGCCCAGCTTCGAATAGTTGCTAAATAGTTTTTATAGGTCTTACCTGATGATTCACAATACTCAGATAGCCGTTCTATTCGCTCTTGGTAGTCATTAGGGAATTCTGTTTTGAGTTTCTCCATCTGCTCATCTGACAAAAGAACATTTTTATACTCTCCGTATTTATGACGGATGGGCTTAGCCTTCGATTTTTTCGAAGGCGGTAACTCTCTTATATATTCTTTTGTATTATTAAATGTATTATTAATAGATGTATTATTATCTTGATAGATTTCTTGGTGACCCCTCACCAAATTTTCTTGGTGACCCCCACCAAGAATTCTTATATACCTAGCCTCGATTTCTTTACTACCCTCTTTGTACTTAACTTCTCTATAGATATAGCCCTTTTCTTCAAGTGACTTTAGCCAATTCTGAATGGTTGGTTTGCTTACTTTATATTGATTGGCAAAGTACTCATTGCTAGCCCAGCAATAACCTTTCTCATTACATAGAGCTGTGATTTCTCCATAAAGAAGTTTTGCACTAGGTATCAAAGAATCGTCATATCTAACATTTGCAGGTATGATGGCGTAATAACTTCTGTGATCCACTTTTTATCCTCCAATTCTTAATTTCTTGATTGTCTCCTGATTTAACTTGATCCCTTTGATTTGATACTTATTTTTGAAATTGATCACACCTATTTTGTGTTTCTCTGTGTGATGAATCCTGCAGAGTGCTGCAAATGTGTACTCTGAATGATCAACTTCTTTGCGCTTTCGTCTTCCTAGCGCTTTGTCAAAGTGATCGATGTCAGCTCCTGTTTTGCCACAGATGCAGCAGACTCTTTTTGTGATGCATTTGTAGAAGTAATATTCTTGATTCGCTGGTAAAATCTCATAGCCTTCTTTGAAAGGAATATGATGTTCAAAGATGAAATCTAAGATGATATTTGCTAAGACGTTAGCATCACTCACGGTTGTATTCGATTCGTCTTTGAGGCTTATTTTGCGCCCTGTGACGCCTTCAAAACGGAAGTAGAAGAATTCCTTCCAGAAGTCCGTTGGCATCCCTGTATCGATGAAAATATCGCCTATGAGCGCATAGATGAAGTTTCGTTGCTGTGCGGTGAACCGACGTGGATCAATAAAACGAATTTCAATGATTCGATCGCCATCATAGCCGTCATACATCGTTTTCAGCCGTTCGATATTTACTTCTTCGTTGATTGTTGCACCAATGTCGTTACCTTTAAATTTCTTTAGTACCGCCGAGTATGAATCTATTAGTGGTTTAAACACTCATATCACTTCTCTTTTGTTTCTTCTCTGTACTGATCTTCAAGCCAATTAACGCCTCGTTTTAGAATGCCCAAGTCTCTCTTGGTCCATTTACTGTCATCAGCGGTTATAGAAGCCGCATCAGTCAATGCAACAATTGCTTCATCAATTGATTTTTCGTACTTGTTAGCAACCAGTTGTAAAGCATCCAAGAATAGCTTTTTGCTTCTTTGAGTAGCTGGTTCAAGCATCGAGACGTCTTCTGGCATATCTTCACCAGCAAATATATATAGCCCTAGCCCAAACATTGCTAGATTTTTTACAAGACAGCGCATGATCGTTTTGTTGATATCAAACATAGTTGCTGCTTCAACTCGCTTTTCGATTTTTCCAACAATCTCTTTTTTCTTCGTTTCGTTATTCCACTGATAATCATTGACTTCGTAGGTATATGGCTCATCTTTCATTGCCTTGTTTGCACCATCCATGACTGGTAACCACATGTCACGCTTTACTCCGTTGACTGTGATACTGGTAAAAACCATATAGCCTGTTTTTTCATCAAAGAGGTATGGACGATGCGTTTCTGGATCACGATAGATTTCGTAGTCTACTTCTTCGCAGATTTTGCTGACTTCTGCCCATGCCCATGCCCAGGACAGATAAGTTAGTTTGTTTCTTTTTTCAACAACATCATTGACGGTTATCTTGTACAAACTATTGAATAATTTGTTATCGTTGCGTTTCGTTCCTTCACTCATCAAATTCTGCCTCCATTTCAGCAATGTATTTCTTACCTGATCCGTAATAAGAGATATCAATCAAGTTATCTCTGTCGTACTCTTCTAGCGCGTCAATCAAGCCATCTTCGATGACATAGATGTATTCAGGTTTGTTTGAATGTTTTGATAGATGGATAAGATAGACATGATCCCAAATACTCACAAAATTGCCCAAATCGTCTTGATCACATGCTAGTTGTTCATCCGTCAAAAGATTACGTCTGATTTTTCGATTGCTTGTTTCCTTGATATTCGATTTGCCCCAACTAGGATCAGTCAAATATTGATCTAGAGTGGAAAGTTCTTTTTCCATGTGGTAACATCTCCTTAGATGTATTTTCTTTGTGACTCTATGCTTGCCGGCGGAGTCACTTTTTTATTTGTTGCCATGCTTTTTGCTTTTCGATATGCTGCTTGCTTAAAATAATAGGACGGTTATTGGTCCACCAATTATCAGCAATCACTTTACCGATTTTTAGCGCTTCTTCTCGTGCCATAGTTGCTCCTTTCTTTTGAATCAAGCAGATTGATTAAAACCATCAATGCTGCGAACAAACTTCCCCCGATAATACTTTGGTGTGCTACTATCACTAATAGCCCTAGGATGAATCCTATAAAAAGTGTGTCTGTCTTCTTCATAATCTAATCTCCCTATTTTTTATTTCTAGCATTCTCAAATCCTCAAGTTCAGAAGCGATTAGTTCAGCTTGTCTATCTGATAGCTCATCGGCTTTTCTAAGCGCTTCACGATCATCTTGTAATTGTTTCCTGCGTTGTTTAATCAAACGGAGAATTTGATGTTCTTGTTGCAATGTGTAGGACATAAAATCATTCTCCTTTGCCTTTAGAACTCAAAGTTTTCTTTCAAAAATCTTTGGAGCTCCGATCGTTCAATTCTGATGTCTAACTTACTCCACTGCTGTGTTTTTAAGCCTAGGTTTATCCAATGTGTTAATTTGTCATCACCAATGCCTAAAACTTTTTTTACCTCTGATTTGTTTGGATATGGAGGAAGCTCCACTGATTTGTTCATAAGGCGCAATCGTTCGTCCAACGAATTAAGCACAGCATTCGTAATCTGTGTAGTTAATTCTGAAACTACTAAATTATCTGGAATTGTTATTTGCATAATTTTTCTCCTTTTCTAATTCTGCTAGCACTGCCTCAATTGGCTTGATTTGTTTATCTGGCTTTCTACGTCCATTCATAATATCCGACATGTATGCTGTTGAAATACCAAGCTTTTCAGCTAACCAAGCTTGACTCTTGTCATGCGTAGCTAGCGCCACACGCACTTTTAAAATGAAGTCCTGCGACATAACTATCTCTCCTCTAATAGATCAATTTCTGGAAGATATCCTTCTTTTTTTAGTAATTCGTAGATAAATAGACGTCCTTTTTGAGTCCATTTAGTATTCATCACAACTTTTGTTCCGCCATCAGATTTCGGAATCTCAGTTGTATGAGATTTTGTATATCCTTGTCTCATATGTTTCTTGCATAATACCCATTGGTTGCCTACTTTTTTCTGAATACCTAGTTTATGAAGTAGTTTGTTCATCTGTTGCGGAGACATCCCATAATCTGCTGCAATCTGACTAATTGTTACTGAATCTGTAGAAGATAAGATACTATCCAAATACGAAATTTTGGGTTCGTATTCTGCAATTTTTTGTTCTGCGATTAGTCTTCCAGTACGTTCTTCTTTCAACTTAGTTGCTAATTGGATGATTGTATCTGGATTAAGCAAGGCTTCTTCTACTTTTTCTGGAGTTAGATAACCTCCATGTTTTCTAATTGCTGGCAACACTTCGCTTGTTACCCAACGTTTGAATTTTTTAGCATTAGTTAACTTGGATTTGAGTATTAAGCTATAAAGACCCGATTCGTTAATCAAAACAACTGCTGTTCCATTGACGGTGAACGAATCGTTCTGCGTCTTATCCTCCAAGTCCACATGATCTCGAATAGCTTTTTGCGGATTCGAATATCCTAGAATGTCTGCTATGTCTTTTCCTACAAAAAATGGTTCATCATCGATTGTCATTGTTCGTACTTCATGTTGTTCAAAGTTAAAAATTTGCGGTGTGTTCATTTTTGCTCATTCCTTTCTTTGATATAATTTTGAATAGAAAGCGAGGTGAAAATAGTATGGAAGAATTTAATATGGATGTCGACGCCTTATTCAAACAAACCGTATTCAAGACTGTTAATAAAGAATTCAAAATAGATTTCCAAAATGACGAATCTTTTCCAACAGAAATTGAATTATTCGAAGAACTTTCTCAGAGCGTTTCTGAGTCTTTTTCTCGTCAGTTGCAAAAGAATTTTTTTGATGCTCTTGTGGATGAATTTCATCAACAACAGCACTAAACTTTTGGTCTTTAAAATTTAAAGTTATTAAAGCTCCTTTTGCGGAAGGAGTTTTTTTATTTTGTTTCATGATGTTTCCTCCTATTGAATACAAACAATAAATCTAGTCAATTTGTTGAATACGTTAGGGATAACGGAATACCATTAGACCCAACTTCGATTTCAAAAGCTGTAATTAATTTTCTGTACTTTGTTTTTCGTAAGAAGCCGCAACAAAACTTAAGTTGACTATCACTTGT